ATGTATTCAGCCAGCACTGGACAACCTTACTTCTCTTGGACAAGGCGAACCAAAACAGATACCGGGCACCATCCATCTTTGACTTATGTTCCGTATCTACTAACTGGTGATCCATACTATTTAGAAGAGCAACAATTTCTTACTAATCATCTAGCATTGCTAGCTCCTGGCAATGGTGGCCGTTGGTCTGATAAAGGTAGATACTTTGCTTGGCCATTAAGAACGATAGCACAAACGTATCTTATTACTCCTGATATTGTTCCATCTTGGCTAATGCCTAAGTCATACTTTATTCCTATGCTAGATAAGAATAAAGAAATGGCTATGAAGCACGTCAATGATACATCTTCCAATCCTTGGAACTATGTATTCCATGATATGCCTGATACTGGTCAGTCATCAACTAAAGACCCTGCCAATACAGGTTCACATGTCTGGCAATCAAACTATACTGGTTTGACTCTAGCTTGGATGGTATCCGCTGGCTTTGACGATTGGCGTATTGTTGCTGAATGGCTTATCAAGAACCTTGTAGATAGGGCAAGTTCATCAAGTGGATACGCAAGAGCTTACCCATCCCCTTATCATATTCGTTATAATAATGCTTCTGCTCTTGCTGTAGCTATGACAACAACTGATGATACTATTCAGCTTCAATACAAGGATACCTTCGCGTCAGGAGAAAGTGTCACTATTGACGGTGAAGCAATGATTCTAATTGATACTGTTGACGGATTAACTTGGGGAGTTTCAAGAACTGCTCCTAAAGCTCACAGCATCAATGCTTATGTATACGGCAAGAAACACACTTCCTGGCAGCAAATGATGGCAGGCAACAAGATGGTATATCCTGAGAAGTGGACACAAGCGGATAATTTGAATGTATTTGCTCAACCTGTTGGTGATCTAACGTATCCAAGTAACCATAGAGCAGCATTGATGCAAGCGCAGAACGCTGGTCTATTGGTCAGTGGTCTTGATGATGCTAGCTCTTGGATGGATACAGAAGTTAGAAAGTATTCATCAAGCAATAGTCCGCGCGTGGAAGATAATTGGGCTGTTGTTAGAACAACAGCAACGCAACGTAAACCAAAGATCAGGAGGTAGACTATGCGTTTATTTTACAGCAATCCGGATCAAACAGTTATTCAAGTTGAACTTGATGAAGGTGAGATACTTGGAAATCATACTGGGCCAATAACTATGTTCGTTCCAACTGACCCTGCTAATAAAGAGTATGGCGATATACAAGAGAAACAGATTAGCGTTGAGGATTATGTTAATCCTGTTACTCCAAAAACGGAGAGCCTCTAATGGCTTTTGATTTTCCGAATACTCCAACTACAAATCAAGTAGTTACTATGCCTGATGGCACAGTCAGGAAATGGGATGGCGTTAAGTGGGCCGCAGGTCAAACGCCAGTAGCGCCATACTGTTATACTGGTGATGCGCCACCAAGTAACCCTACTCCTGGCGCATCTTGGTGGGATAGTGTTAGTTGTCAGTTGTTTGTCTATTATAATGATGGCAACTCTAATCAATGGGTTCCTGCTGTTGCTATTCCGGCAAGTGTTGGCGAGGCCCCATCTAACAGCAACTACTACGCCAGGAGAAATGGACAATGGTCAGATATTGGTTCGTCACAACTACAAGGTAACGTTGGAAGAAATTTTATTCATAATAGTATGTTCAACGTTAATCAGCGTGGTTCTGGTCCATTTAATACGACTGGTTATACATCTGATCGTTGGTTTGTCTATGCTAATATAGATACAATTAGCACTAACATAATAACGTTATCTGATGCTGATAGAACAGCAATTGGCGATGATGCTGCCTCTAATGCTTTAAGCATAACGTTTACTGGTAGCGCAACTGGTGGTGCTTATTCTGGTTATGCTCAGAAGGTAGAAAATGTAAGACGTAGTGCAGGCAAGACTGTTGTTCTATCATTCTGGGCGCGTGTAGCATCTGGCACCCCACGTTTACTTATCCAATATGAGCAATACTTTGGAACTGGTGGTTCACCATCTGCAACAGTCATTACTAGCCTAGGTTTGACAGCACCACTTAGCACAACATGGACTCGGTATGTTATTGGACCAACAGCATTGCCCAGTGTTGCTGGCAAGACACTTGGCACAAATGGCGATAGCTATGTTAGTTTGACCCATATCCTTTCAAGTCCTGGTTCTCCTGGCACACAGTCTGGCACCCTTCAATTGTGGGGCGTCCAATTAGAAATTGGTTCTGTAGCTACACAACTAGAAAAGATTTCATATGAAGATGACTTGCGTCATTGTCAAAGGTTTTATCAAGTATTACAGGGTGTTACTGCTTCATATGGATTAATAGGAAGCACTGTTGCAGGAATGGTTTCTTTCCCTGCTACTATGCGGGCACCTCCAACATTTGTGCTTATAACTATGTCTGATGTGAATGTATCGAGTCCTACCTATAATGCAGTAGCCGGTAATAGTGGTATGTGGCTTGGTGGGGTTCCGACAGCAACTGGTGGATTTATTCTCAATCGTAATTTTACAGCATCAGCAGACCTATAGGAGACAGCAATGTTTGACTTTCCTAATAGTCCAACTATAGGCCAACAAGTTATAGAACCTAATGGCGCTGCCGTTCAATGGGATGGCACTAAGTGGGCTAGTGTTGCTGGTCAAGTTAGTAGTGTTGCACCAGCTTTAAATAATGTTGGTCGTAACTTAATTCATAATGGGATGTTTAATGTCGCGCAGCGCGGTGTAGGTCCTTGGACAACAAGCGGTGTTTATACATCAGACCGTTGGCAGATGATTGCTTCCGGCGATACTGCATCATTCCAAGTCATGTCACTTATTGACAGTGATCGTACAGCAATAGGTGATGAAGCGGCAACTTACTGTTTTCGTAACGTATTTACAGGCACCGCTGGGGCAAACTTCACAGCTGTCCAGCAGCCGATTGAAAACATACGACGACTAGCAGGTAAAACAGTTACTGTATCCTTTTGGTCTTGCGCCCTTTCTGGTACTCCTAAGCTCGGTGTCAACATTGTGCAATGGTTTGGCTCTGGTGGATCACCATCCGCTGTCGTGCAAGTTGCTGGTCAAGCTGTCACGTTATCGACTGCATGGCAGAGATTTTCATTAACGTTTTCTATTCCAAGCATAGTCGGTAAGACACTAGGATCGAACGGAGATGATGCTACTAATCTAAGATTCTGGTATTCAGCAGGCTCCACCAATAGTGCCAATTCAGGAAACATTGGCGTGCAGAGCGGCACCATTTGGCTATGGGGCATCCAATTAGAAATTGGCTCTACTATGACGCCACTAGAAAAGTTAGACCCAAGAATTGATTTAGCGAATTGTCAAAGGTTCTATCAGGCAGGCATCGGCACACACGCGATCATAAGTGCTGCTGTTGCCAGCACGTATTTGGCATCGAGCGTCAACCTCGCGGTGCGGATGCGTGCGACGCCAACCGTTGCGACGCAATCACAGATCACTGCGCCAACGAACTGCACCGCGCCATCCGCTGACACGATTGACCCAGGCGGTTTCCGTGCACTGTCGCTATCAACGGCGAGCGGCATCGCCGCATTCGATACGTGGTTCACCGCATCGGCAGACCTATAACCCATACGCCAGGAGTAAACAATAATGCCTACATGGTTTGATCGTTTCGGAGAAAGTTGGGCTACACAGGGTTTGACTGATGATCCTACTGTTGCACAAGCTGACGCTGGATGGGCTTATATTGGACAGGCTCCACCAACTGTTGAACAATTTAACAGTATCAATCAATGGAGTGATGATAAGGACAATTGGCTATATGGTCAGGTAGCCAATGTAATATCGTCTGTTGGTATGGTTCCTGATCCAGATGACTTAACTCAATTGCTTAGAGCTATTGAAGGTAAGTTGCGTATTCTTTTATTGGGTCCAACTACATTTTATGTTGATATTACTAATGGTAACGATACTACTGGGACTGGTGAACAAGCCAATCCATTTAGAACTATTCAACACGCTATCTATTGGATTGCAGCGCATGTTGAGCAAGCATATCAAACTATAACAATTCAACTTGCTCCTGGCACATACGGCACTGTTTATATGGCTGTATCAAATGCAGGAGCAATTATTTTAAATGGTGATGTTGCTAATCCAAGAAGCTATTTGCTTAAGAATATCAATGGGGCAACTATAAGTCTCGCTTATGGAGCATTGCTTTATGTTCAAGGAATATCAATAGAAGCAGCAGGACAAGATGCTGTTGATTATGACACTTGGGGTCTTGGTATTAGTGCTCAACAAAGTGCTGCTGTACTCTTTGATCAGATAGCTATTGGTATTTGCACTTGGGCCGGTATACGTTCAGGGTTGGGTGGTGTTCTTTGGCCTTGGCAAGCTGCAACAACTAAACTTACAATATATGGC